AGTTACAATCGCTTCATGAGTTGGACGAGCATATCCAACAACAGAAGCTGGTGGAGCACTGGCTTGGGCTGATACAGGAACTGCAGACCTAAAACTGACGTGGACAAGTACTGGTGCTACGAGTGATGGTGAAATTAGAGCTACTATTTTGTACCAACAAAATAATAACCTAAGTTAATAAAATAATGTGAGCTCCTTCGGGAGCTCACGACTAAGGAGATAAAAATTATGAGTGGTTATTCAGTAGATGTAAAAACAACACATCTTACAGTTTCAGCAGACATATTTGCAGGACCCGCTAGGGTTCTTGGAATTTATTATTGTAGTGAGGCAGCTTTAGGTACTATTGAAATTAGAGATGGTAGTGCGACTGCAACTGTTCTCGCTAAATTCGATGTACCGATAGGATCAGGAATAGCAGGTGAACCGGTAGTTTATCAAATAGATGTTCCAGGTAATGGAATTTATTGTCCTAATGGGGCTTATGCTAAACTTACTGGCGGCGTAGATAAAGTTACAGTATTCTACGGTTAGGAGGATTTGTGGCTAACACTACTTCTCATTCATACACTTTCGATAAAACTCTTCCGATTGATGAAATCGTAGAAGAAGCTTACGAAAGAATTGGTCTACAAAACGTTTCAGGTTATCAATTAAAAACAGCTAAACGATCTTTAAATCTTTTACTTTCTGAATGGAGTAATAGAGGACTTCATTATTGGGAAATAGCCAATCAAGGTTTTACTTTAGTCGAGGGAACGAATGTTTATACAACTTATAGGTCCCCGGCCGATGGTGCATCTCAAGGATTAACAACGACTTTATCTGCAGGAATTAATGCAGCAGTTACCGATATTCCTTTAACCGAAGTTAAAGATATGCCTGGTGCTGATCAAGGTGGAGGAACCATTACCGTTAACTCTGAAACAATTCGATACACAGGAAAATCAGCAGCAACTGGAGCAGCGAATCTTACGGGAGGTGTTCGTGGATCTAATGGCACAACAGCTGCCACACATTCAAGCGCCGATGCAGTTACTCAACATGCGACGGGAATGGATAACATATTAGAAGTTAACTATAGAATTACTTCTACGAGTGTTGATTCTCCAATGACTGAAGTGAGTCGATCCCAGTATCAAGGTTATTCTAACAAAACCGCAAAAGGAACTCCTACTTCTTTTTTTATTCAAAGATTTATTGATCGAACTACTCTAACGGTATATCTCACTCCCGGTGCAGCTCAGGACGGAAATAAATTAAATTTATATTATTCACGAAGAATTCAAGACGCCGGTGCCTATGGCAATGCATCTAATGTGCCTTATCGATTTGCACCTTGTATGACAGCGGGACTAGCATTTTATTTATCACAAAAAAATGTACCCCAAAGATCACAAGAATTAAAACTTTATTATGAGGATGAATTGGCTAGAGCCGTAAAAGAAGATGGCGATATTACAAGTACTTATATTGCACCTAAGGTTTACTATCCTAATGCTTAATTATGACTACTTTTGCTTCAGGTAAACATGCACTTGCTATATCAGATAGATCTGGTTTAGCTTTTCCTTATTTAGAAATGGTAAGGGAATGGAATGGCGCATGGGTTCATTTTTCAGAATTCGAGCCTAAACAACCTCAATTGGAACCTAAACCCACAAGCGCGGACCCTCAAGCTTTACAAAGAGCAAGACCGGCAAGAGTAGCTTTTGCTACACCGGCTGCTTTAAATAATAATCCTTTTACTACAGAAATAGGAACTACGGTTATTGTAACAGAAAATAGACATCAACGATCTACTAATGATGCTGTGAGATTTTATCAAGTTAAAGATCCAGTAGGCGGAGTCGCAGTATCTACTTTTGAATTAAGTACTACTTTAGCTACAACTATTACTGCTACAGATACTTCTATTGTATTAACCGATGGCTCAGAGTTTCCTACATCAGGGTATATTGTTATTGAAGCCACTGCCACAACAGATACATCTTCTTTACAATATGGAAAAATTACTAGTGAAACTATTCAATATACCGGCCGAACCACGAATACTTTAACCGGGTGTACAAGAGGAACCGCAGCCCCTTCTTATGGAGAAACTCCAGTTCCCACGACAGCGGTAGCTCATACATCAGGAGCCAAAATTTATGGATCGTATATAATCACTAAGATTGACACCACTATTCCTTACGCAGGACAACCTTCAACATTAACCGTGAGTAATAGTTTTAGTTTTACTTTAGCCAATGCGGCTAGTAGTGTAGCAACAGGAGGAGGTTTTTTCGTTTTCGGTGGACCCGTAAACGATAGATCATAATTATGGCATATACACTTGCAGCATTAGAAGCTGACATTAGAAGTTATTGTGAAGTAGACAGTAATGTTTTTACTGGTGCTATTCTAGGCAGATTTATAGGAAATGTAGAAAATAGAATTTTATATGATCTTCCTATGGACTCCGATAGAGAATCAGCTACGGGAAATTTTGCGGTGGATGATAATACTATTAATGCCCCAGCAGGATGTCTTTTTGTTAGAGCGGTAGAAGTATTTGATTCTACTTCAGCGGTGACAGGTAATTCAGTTTTTTTACAGAAGAAGGATCAAACTTATTTAAGAGAATATGTAGCAAAATTAACAGGACCCGCAGGAGGTCTTACAGGACAAGATGTTACTGGACAACCTAAATATTATGCGATGTTTGGGGGAGCCACAGGAACAACAGATTCTACTTCAGGAGGGCTTCTTTTAGCTCCTACTCCCGATACGACTTATGCTTTTAGAATATATTATAATGTACAACCTACAAGTCTAGTGACTAATACCTCTGGGACTTATCTCAGCAGATACTTTGATAATGGCCTTTTATACGGCTGCTTAGCAGAAGCTTTTGGATATTTAAAAGGTCCAATGGATATGTTGACACTATACGAAAACAAGTATAAACAAGAAGTACAGAAGTTTGCAGGAGCGCAACTTGGAAGAAGAAGACGAGACGATTACACTGATGGTACCATTCGTATCCCAGTTAAGTCACCGTCTCCTTAACAAAGGATTAAACTATGGCTATAACATCAGCAATTTGCAACAGTTTCAAACAAGAAATTTTAGAAGCCGAACATAATTTTACGGCATCTACAGGTAATACTTTTAACTTAGCATTGTATGATAGTGATGCAGTTTTAAATAAATCTACAACTGTCTACACAACTACAGAAGAGTTAGCGACTACTGGTGGCTATACAGCAAAAGGAAATGCTTTAACAAGTGTCACTCCTACCTTAGATAGTGATACTGCGGTTTGTGATTTTTCTAACACGAGCTGGACTTCTGCTTCTTTCACAGCACGAGGTTGTTTAATTTTTAATGATTCGCACGCAAGTGACGCTTCGGTTTGTGCCATTGATTTTGGTGGAGACAAAACCGTTACTAGTGGAACTTTCACAATAGAATTTCCAGCAGCAGCCGCATCAACAGCAATCATACAGATAGCATAAGGAGGCAATCCTTATGGCTACAGGATGGGGACGATTAACCTGGGGTCAATCCGACTGGGGTGATACCAACGTTTATGCTACCGGTTGGGGCGCCAAAAGTTGGAACGATGGTGAATGGGGAGATCTCTCCGATCAAACAGTTACTCTTACAGGCGTATCAGCAACAACTTCCGTAGGAACGGTTGACGCTTATGTTCAACCTGGTTGGGGTACTCTTGAATGGGGATACAATGGCTGGGGATCTGTTGATGAAGCAGTCGTTAGACCTAGCGGAGTTTCAGCAACTACAAGTGTAGGAGCAATTACACCAGCGGATGTCATGGGACTTACAGGAGTCTCAGCAACCACTTCTATAGGAACACCAACCATAGTTGGAGATGTTACTTTTGCATTAACAGGAGTTTCAGCAACTACTGCCGATGGTTCATTAAATATAGAAATTGGAGTTCCTTTAACAGGAGTTTCAGCAACCACTTCTCTAGGCACTCCTACTGCAAGATCCTACAACACAACTACTTTAACTGGAGTCTCTGCTACGACGGCTCAGAATGCTGCAGGTATAGTAGTTACTTCAAATCCTACCGTTCAGCCCACAGGAGTTTCAGCAACAACTTCGCTAGGTTCAGTTATAGTTGGTATAGGAGTTCCATTAACAGGAGTTTCAGCGACATCAAGTGTAGGAAGTCTTACTATTTCTACTTATACGAATGTAGAATTAACGGGACAAGCAGCAACGATTACTTTAGGAGTAGTTTCTCCTTTACATTATAAAGATGATACGATTACTGGGTCCACGTCCTATACAAGTGTTGACATCACAGGCTCTACATCATATACAATAGATGAACACGCGGCTTAACGGGATAAATTATGGCTTCAAATTATACAAATCTAGGCGTTCAACTTATGACTACCGGCGAGAAGGCTGGTACGTGGGGGACTCTTACTAACACAAACTGGAACATCATTGAACAAATTCAAGGTGGTTATACTACTCAAGCACTGCCTGATAATGGTACCACAGCTTTAGTTAAATCAGATGGTTCCACAGGAGCTACGCTTGCAACAAGAATTTGGAAATTAACAGGAACTTTATCAGCAGGAAACGCAGTTTTAACTGTTCCTGATAGTATTGAAAACTGGTGGATAATTAATAATGCTGAAGGCGGAAGCACTTATACGGTTACCGTTAAAACAGTTTCAGGCACAGGAGTCAGTTGGGCTGCAGGTGTCACAGGCACAAAATTACTTTATACCGATGGTACCAACGTTATTGATGCCAGCTCAGGTTTCGGAGAAGTCACTCTTACAGGAACAGAAACTTTAACAAATAAAACTTTAACTTCACCAAAAATTGGAACAGATATTTTAGATACGGGTGGAAATGAATTAATAAAACTAACGGCGACAGGCTCAGCAGTTAATGAAATTACGTTAGCTAATGCTGCAGCAAATACTGATCCTCGTATT